AGAAGAAACCATACCCGAAGTAATACATTGAAAATACACCGAAGGTGTTAATCTATGGTATACCTCAACCTCCCCAGATTTCTAATCTATTATATCACACTTTCTCTGTTCTGTAAACCATTTTTTTAATTATTTTTTACATAAAATGGTTTACTTTTATCCTTACCTTTGATATAATGTACAAAATGATGTCCTATAGGTAAAAGATATGACGAAAGCACAAAACAAACCCCACTATGTTAACAACCGTGACTTCTCAAACGCAGTCAATGAGTATGTTATAGAATGCAATGAACTCAAAGCAAAGGGAGAGAATGTAAACAAAGTGCCTGATTATATTGCATCTTGTTTTCTTAAAATTTGCGAAGGGTTATCATACAGACCTAACTTCATTCGTTACACATATCGAGAAGAAATGGTAATGGATGCAGTTGAGAATTGTCTCAAAGCCATTCATAATTACAATATTGACAAAGCAACCCGAACCGAAAAACCTAATGCTTTTTCCTACTTCACACAGATTGCTTATTATGCTTTCCTACGCCGTATTGCCAAAGAAAAGAAACAACATGATGTTAAGTTTCGATTCATTGAAAAGGGTGGCTATGAAGATTTCTTTATTCTTAATAGTGATGAAGACTATAGTGCAGATTCAGAATATGCATTTGTTGATGAACTTCGTTCGCGTATTGAAAAGGTACATGAGCATGATCGTATCATAAAAGACTTTGAAAAGAAAGAAAAGGACTCTGATCCTGAGGGTTTGGAAATGTTCATGGGGGCATAATGGATATGAAATATATGGATCTAGTATCTAATCAAATAGTGACTGCCATAAGATTCACCGGCAAAAATCATAAACGACTTGAATTATTTGCTGGATCTTCACGTAAGTTCCATGAGCTAAGGGAAGGCGATTGGATAGTTAAACGTGGTCATGCTGATTACTGGGCCGTGACTAAAAAGAGATTTGAAGAAGATTTTGAGAGAGTTATATAATGAAAATTGCTATTCTAAATGATACCCACTGTGGTGCTCGTAATAGTTCTGAAGTCTTTATGAACTATCAGGAAGCATTTTATACTGATATTTTCTTTCCATATCTGAAAGAGAATGGTATTAAGAACATCATCCATCTGGGTGACTATTATGAACATCGCAAATTTGTTAACTTTAAAGCACTGAACCATAACCGAAAAGTATTTCTTGATGCTCTGAAGCGTGATGGTATCGTTATGGATATTATCCCCGGCAACCATGACGTTTTCTATAAGAATACTAATGAGCTTTGTTCATTGAAAGAACTATTGGGTTACTATACCGGCAATGTTAATATTATCATGGAACCACGTGTGATGGATTATGATGGTTGCTCTATTGCTCTAATCCCTTGGATTAACAATGAAAACTATACTGAATCCATGAAGTTTCTCAAGAACTGTAAGTCATCTATTATTGGTGGTCATTTCGAACTTGCTGGATTTGATCTAATGAAGGGTGTCAAGAATATGCACGGCATGGATGCAAAACTATTGTCCCGGTTCGAGCATGTTTGGTCTGGTCATTTCCATACTGCATCTGAGGAAGGCAATATCAAATACCTTGGTTCTCAAATGGAATTTACCTGGGCTGATGCTGACGATCCTAAGTACTTCCATGTCTTTGATACAGAGACCCGTGAACTGACTCCAGTCCGTAATCCTATAACAATGTTTCAAAAAGTTGTTTACAATGATGAAGAAATGGATTATAGTAACTATAATGTAGAAAGTCTTAAGAACAAGTTTGTCAAGGTCATTGTTATCAAGAAATCTGACCCATACGCATTCGATAAGTTTATTGACCGTCTACAAGATATAGATACACACGAATTGAAAATCGCCGAAACCTTTAGTGAGTACCTCGGTGAGAATGTTGAAGATGGAAGCATATCAGTTGAAGATACCCCATCGCTACTTGATTCATATGTTGAGGCAGTTGAAACTGACCTTGATAAAGATAAGATGAAAGTACTGATGCGGACTTTATACACTGAAGCTTCAAATTTGGAGATTGCATGATTACGTTCCGAAATTTACGATGGAAGAACTTTTTATCAACCGGTAATAAGTTCACTGAAATTAAACTGGATCGGACCCCAACTACTCTAGTTGTGGGTCATAATGGTGCCGGCAAATCAACAATGCTTGATGCATTATCATATGGATTATTCGGTAAACCTCATCGCTCAGTTAATAAACCACAATTGGTCAATTCTATTAATAATAAGAATTGCGTGGTGGAAGTTGAATTTGATATTGGTTCACATAAATTTAAAATTATTCGTGGTATGAAACCCAATATCTTTGAAATCTACCAGAATGGTAATATGATTAACCAATCTTCTGCTGCCAAAGATTATCAGAAGTATCTTGAGCAAAACATTCTAAAGCTTAATCATAAATCATTCCATCAGATTGTGGTACTAGGTTCATCCTCGTTTATTCCTTTTATGCAACTACCCACTGGCCAAAGACGAGATGTAATTGAGGATCTACTTGATATTGGTATCTTCTCAAAGATGAATCAAGTACTTAAAGAGAAATCAGCTAAACTTAAGGAACAAATTGGTGATGTAACATATCAGATTGATATTATAAAGGAGAAGATTGGTCTTCAGCGTAAGTATATTAATGATATTACAGCACTCAATGCCGAGCAAGTGAACCAAAAGAATGAAAAGATTCTTTCACTCCAGGCAGAAGCTTCTGATCTTAATAAAGCTAATTCCAAATTAAGTCTTTACATTGAAGAGCACCAGGATAGTCTTACTCAGGACCTTCGTATTACTCAACGTAAATACAATAAGATGTCAGAATATAATGGTCAATTCAAACAGAAGATGCGTACGATTGCCGAAGAAGCTAAATTCTTTGAGGATAATGACCATTGCCCTACATGTCATCAAGAGCTCACCGAGGAACTTAAAACTGAACGAACAGAGGTTTCTAAAGATAAAGCAAAAGAATTATCTGAAATTATGGATAAGGCCCGTCTTGAACTTAATCAGATTAATGAACGATTGGTTAAACTAGAAAAGTATAATGAAGAACTTCGTGCTTCTCAAAATGAAATGAATACCAACAACCGAGAGATTGATCGTATCCAAAAAGAGATTGCTTCACTTGAAACCGAAATATCTAAACTTAGTGATACTACAGGTGATGCTAAGAAAGCTTCAGATGATCTCTCAGCGATGATAGAAGACCGTGATGGTCTAACCGAAAAGAAACTATCTCTACTAGAAGACCGAGCTTATAATGATGCTGCCTCGGAAATGCTTAAGGACACTGGTATCAAGACCAAGATCATTAAAGAATATTTGCCTATTATGAATAAGCTTATTAACCAATATCTCCAGGTTATGGACTTCTTTGTGGCATTTAATCTTGATGAAAACTTTAATGAGACAATTAAATCACGTCACCGTGATGCATTTAATTATGCTTCGTTCTCAGAAGGTGAAAAGCAACGTATTGATTTGAGTCTCTTGTTTGCATGGCGACAGATTGCTCGTATGAAGAATTCAACCAATACAAATCTTTTGATTCTTGATGAGACATTCGACTCCAGTCTTGACCATGATGGTGTTGATAATCTACTCAAGATTCTTGGTACTTTCGGTGAGGATACTAATGTATTTGTTATTAGCCATAAGGGTGATGTTCTGGACGGCAAATTCCGTTCTAAAATCGAATTCAAGAAAGAGCATAACTTCAGCATCATGGCTGCGTGATATATCTAAAAGTTATATCGTTATAACAAATTAGTTTAAAAAAGATTCAGAAATCGGTTTACATGGACCAAGTTGCGTTATATAATTGTTTCATCAAATGGAGGAATTCTTATGTCACGTACCTCGGTCCTAGCTAAACTACTTGCAACAGAGAATATTGATGTTGTATACAAAGGTACCCGTACCGCTGCATTCGATGTAGTTAACCGTGTTCTTTACATGCCTATCTGGAAAGAAATCAGCAAGGATCTTGAAGATCTATTGACTGGTCACGAAGTAGGCCATGCCCTATTCACACCATCTGAAGGATGGCATGAATCAGATAAGTCTTTTGACTTCCCTCGTGCTTACATTAATGTCATTGAAGACATCCGTATTGAACGTCTCATTCAGGCAAAATACCCAGGCCTCAAAGGTTCTTTCAAGCGTGGATACATGGAGTTAATTGAGCGTAACTTTTTCGGTACTGCCGATGTTGAACTTGAAACACTGGGTTTTATGGATCGTCTTAACATTAAAGCTAAAGCACGGAATCTGATGGATGTCCCATTTAATGAAGATGAAATTCCATACGTCAAACTGGCCATGGGTGTAGAATCATTTGATGATGTTCTAGATGCATGTCAGGTAATTTACGATTGGCTTAAGGAGCAAAGAGATAATGAATCAGCTGCAGAACAACCTCAGGAAATGCCTCAGGAAAACTTTGACGAAGATGAGTATTCTGAACCTACGCCTCCAGGTCCTGAAGCTGACTCTTCTTCTGAAGATGAGAAGCAAAATGAAGGTGAGCCTACTTCTGCTAACAGTGGTGAGAAATCCAAATCTACTTCAGAAGATAAAACTGAAAGCCCTAAGGACGATGCTGAATCTGATAAATCGGAAGAACCAGCAGAGTCAAAACCAGTAAAATCTGCTGGTTCTAATGGTAACATTGATGATATTTCTACCGATGATACATTTCGTGAAAATGAAAATCAGCTGTTAGAAACCAATAAGCGAGGTGACCTACCAAAGGCATCAACTGGTATCTCTAAGGAAACTATTAAACAGGTTGTGGTACCATATAAAGATGCAATCAATATTCGCAATGAGTTTATTGAGCCATTGAAAGATGCAGAATACTATGTTGACTACTATTCAGATGCAATAAAACAGTTTAATGAGTTTATGGATGAATCCAAGAAAACTGTTAACACTATGGCAAAAGAGTTTGAAATGCGTAAAGCAGCATTCCAACACGCTCGTGCAACCACTGCCAAATCTGGTGCCTTGGATGTAACAAAACTACATTCTTACAAATTCAATGATGATTTGTTCCTACGCACAACAACCCTGGCTGATGCTAAAAATCACGGTCTGGTTGCTTTGATTGACTTCAGTGGTTCAATGCAAGATGTTCTGCGTAACGTGGTTGACCAGGCTATTGTATTGGGTATGTTCTGTCGCTCTGTTGGTATCCCATTTGAGATCTACTCATTTACTACAACTGGTTATACTACATTCAGAGAGCGTGTTACACAGAAAAATGGTGAGATCGAATGTGATGCACTCCACATTGTACAACAGCTATCATCAACTATGTCAAAAGCAGAATTCTTTGCAGCAGCCGAGAGTCTCTACATTGCATATACTCGCGACCGTTGGTCAATGCCATTTTTGTCACCAATTGATGGACTAGGTGGTACACCACTTAATGAAACTTTAATCATAATGAATGAAATCATTAAGGAATTCAAACGTAAAAATGCTATTCAGAAAGTAAATCTGGTTACCATTACTGATGGAGATGGTGGTTGGGTGAATGTTGTTGGTAGTAACTCCTGGGGTTACAATGATGTTTATGTTCGTATGAATAATAAAAATGTAAA